GTTTTCGACGCTTAAATTGTTATTTTCTAGTATTTTGTTATCACTAGGGTGATAATTTAAGTTATTAAAAGAATCTATTAATCCTAATTCTAGCATTTTCTTCTGTCTACCCATAGGATGATTTTTAATTTTACAACTAGACCATATAGCATCTCTATCTAAGTGATCATAATGAATACCTGGTTTAATATAGTTTTCTACCCATCTTATAAAGTCACAGCATACATCTTCAGCATTATACGGTAACGAATTTAAATCTTCATATATTTTTATCATAATATTGTCTAAATGATCTGCTTTTTTAACATTTTTAGGTTTTTCTGCTAAATAACTTATACACTCAACTGCGTTTGTTCCATAGTAAAATAAAGAGCCTCTATTTATGTATTCTGGAAACCAATCTGCAATATCTGCTAGAAAAGCAGCATATTGGAACCTAAAAGCATTAAAACCATGACTTTTGTTCCAATTAAACATAAAATCGCCTATTTCTCTGAAATCCCTACGTTTTTTTGTAATAAAATCACATATATCATATATAAGTATATCAGCATATTCGCATAAGTAATAGTCACCTGATCTTTTATAACTACTGTTTATAGGCTTTTTAGGAAATTGTGGAAACTGGTAACCTACTGAAGTATAGAAAGGTTTATCGTAATTTTTAATTTTTTGCTTTATATCTTCTATATTTTCACAAGTATTAAGGTTAAATAAGATAGTATTATGATAACCAGATGGTATTTTTGCATAATTTATAGCACTTCCTGTTATTCTGTGAACCAAAAATATGTATAACCATGTTTCTAGATTCAATTTTTTGCCTGACCATTGAGAAATAGCAAATTTACGCTCATCTGATGCAATATTTGCTTTTATTTTCCTTATATATGGATGTTTATCGCTAGTATTATAAAAAATATCATTAATTATTTGCGAAAAACCAGCATATTTACGCTCTACAACATCGTAAAGTTGTACATTTTGCATAAGATCATCTTTTATATCAACATCAGTATGCTCCCTGACTCCTAAATTACAATTTATTTGTTGTATTGATGCTAAATCATAGTATCTTTTAAATTCTTCGTAATATTCAGTTACTTGCATGGCCAATCCCTATAACTATCAACTTTATCGTAAATTGTTTTATCTTTCAGCGTAGGTTCTTTGCCAACATTCCAGAATAATATGTTTTTATTAGTATCTTTAGGTATATAGCGCCAAACTTTAGCATCGTAAGTTCCAATACTAGGAAAAGGAGGCATTTCTTCTTTTTTTACAGGTTTTGTAAAAGATTCAGGTGCAGATATAACGTTTGCTCTTCCAAGTTCACCTTCTTTCATATTTCTTGATACTGCAACAGCATAAAACTTAGCATTTGGCCAAGCTATTTGTAAAGATCTGCTTAAAACTCCTGTTGATATTGCTGTCCATACTTCATCAGGTTCAGGTATTTGTGATGCTACTTTTACTAAAGCTGATGTAACAAGTAAATGTTTTAAACCCAATGGAATAAAAAAAGCATCGTTTTGATCTGCCCAGTTTTTGGCGATTCTATTTAAGTTAGGCATTGCAGCAATTCTGTGGAATTCATAATCACAACCTTGTTCTATACAGCAAGCTTGATGATAACTTATTCGTTTACTACTAGGCATAAAAAATCTAACCTTTTTATTATGCCTTTTTGCAACTTCAAGAATACTGACACCAGCTAAACCTGTCCTAGGTACAACATAAGCAATGGTGTCTTGTGTTATTTTGCTCATTAACAAATCTGCTCCTCTTACTTTTGTTCCCGTTGTTAGATCATCTCTTATGACATTTACTCCATCAAAGTTTTCTATTACAGGCTTAGGATTTGGATCTTGCCAATGTCTAGATAACCACAAATGTATTCTTTTTGCTTTTTCATAGGAATGACCTAGGCTATCTTTATTAATATTATCGATTACGTGGTTATCATGACTCATCTAATATGTCTCCCCATTGATTTCTTCTATAATACATAGGAGCAATATGAACACTAGAGTTTTGTTCCATAATTTGCTTAGCATATAATTCTGGATCCATTTCATACCAATACTCAGGTGGTTGCACCACATATTCGTAATTATGTTTTAAATACTCAATCCATCTTTTTGTTAAAATATATCTTTGCTCTCTTGATCCAAAAAAAGGTGCATCGTTGTAATATCCTGTTTTTGGAATGCGTCTTTGTTCGTATTCTACAGGAACAGGAGTAGCTATTTCAACATCTATATTAAATTTATCTGATATTAAATGTGCTTTATTTATATATTGATGAAGCATATCATTTATATCGTAGTTATGTCTTAATATATGATGTCTAATATCTACAGAACCAAAGCATAGCGTTATTCTTTCTATCTTATCGGTTATTTCTATACTATCCATAAAACTATCAAAATCATACTTAAGTGCTCCATGTAATGTTTTGCCATCCATTCTTAAAATCATGTCTTTTTTCTTAGCAAAAGCAATTGAATGAGAGTCGCCTATTGTTATACCTTCGTGGTGATTTAAATCACTATGTTTATATGATGTAATTTTTTTACACATAAGAGATATTTTGTTACACCAATCTTGGGTAATAAATTCACATGTACTAGAATTACCTATCCTTTTTATAAACATTTCTCCAAAATCTGGCATATCGTGATCTAAAGATATTATTTTTGTACCTTGATCTATACACATCAACAATATGTTAAATTTCTTATAAATCTCATTATTTAAACCGCCAAAAAGATTTAACGATCCATTAAAGTTAACACCATGATCTATATATATAGTATTAGCATCTAATAAACCAGCGTCACATTTATGATTTATTTCTGCATCAAGTAAATTCTTCCAATGACTTGACCAACCATATACATGTGATTTTTTACTAACAGGGATGTTAGCAAGTGGATTAGTGATATATTTGTTCATAACTGACTCCTCCTTTTTTTAATATATCTTTTGTTAAAGCAAAACTATCTATCCACCTTAATTCTGATTCAGGATTACATGATGCATAAACTTCTTTAATTCCTACTTGTATAATACCTTTTGCACATTCATGGCATACTCCTAGGCCGTAAACATATAATTTTGCTCCTTCTAGAGATAAACCATTGTGTGTTGCATGATAAATACAATTCATTTCAGCGTGTACAACATATTTATATTTTTTATTTCTATCTTTGTAAAGATCAAAGCTATCATCAAACTCCCTTGGGAATCCATTATATCCTTGTGCAATTAGTTGGCCTTTGTGACCTATAGCAACAGCACCAACCTTTGTAGATGGATCTTTACTCCAACTAGCAAACATTTTAGCTAATTCCATATAACGTTTATGCCATTTATTTGCTCCAGTCATAATTCCTTATAAGATCAAAATGTTTTTCATATACATGCAAGTTTTGTACTTGCCAAATAGGCCAATGAATACCATACCCTAATTCTTTTTCTAATCTTTGTAGTACATAGTATTGCCATGCAAAATCATTTTTAAAGCCATAGACAGCATCATTAGATCTCATTTGTACAACGGCTTGTAACATACCGTCTCTTACATAGTAAGTTACAGCATTAGTACATATGAAATCATTTTTACCATTTTCTTCAAACTCTTGCCAAATTGTAGGCCTAGTATAGATCATAGTAGCTCTTCTAGAGAATGGATCGTTTTTTAACTCATACAAAACATTATCAAACTGTGATCCATAAATGTTATCGTAAATTAATTTACCATAATTAGAGTTGATCTCGCCGTGCTCATTAGCTGTATCTTTCCATGCTTGTGGTATAGGTTCATACTCTAAGTCATTTATATTTGTACTTCTAGATTTATACCAACTAATCTCAGCGTTTTCATATTTTTCGTTATTCTGACCAAAGATAGTTATATCATCCGCATAAAAAGATGCTCCAATTATTTCTATAACATCTCCACCGTTTCTATCTTTAACAAATTCCTCTCTAAGTAGTTTTCCGTTAAACTGAACTCTTATATCGTCTACAGTATTCATTTGTTAAATATATCCTTAGTTTTATCTTGGCCATCAAATTCTTTACGTAAATATGTAACAAAAAAAGATGCATAGTTAATAAGATCTTTTGCAGAGTCTTCTAATGATTCGAAGTTAGGTTGTCCTGCGCTATTTTCTGCTGCTTCTAAAACGCTCCACATGCGTGTAGTTTTAGTATGTATCATTTCCATAATAGATAGCACTCCACGTGGATAGTAATCAACTTGCTTGATTCGAGATTGTGGATTTTGATAATCGTGTGCTTTTTGTATTTGCAAAGCAACGCATTCGTTAATAACTTTAACTGGTTTTGGAATTGAAGATTTCACTTAAGTCTCCTATATTATCATTGTGTTTAGGCGCTTCCCATAATTTAGGTTTTACTAAATCAGGCATTCCAGGTATTACAACCTCTCTATTTGTATTTGTGCCGACCTCCTTTGACATGTTAGCTTCATAAACTCGTCCCCATGCTATTGGAATATCTATCTTAAGGGAATGCAAGGTACCAAGTATTATCACCAACATGTCAATTAGTGCGTCAACAAACTCTTCTGCGTTTTTATTTTGTTCTGCTGAAACAAGTTCAGTATATTCTTCTAAAAGAAGCATATTTCTAAATTTAAGATAAGTATCTTTTGTATTTAAATCTGATTCTTGTAAAAACTTTAAAATGCCATGATGTTCTAGCATTTCTCTTATATCTTCAATCATGTGAATCCCTCCTACGGATTTGTATTCTTTTAATTAGACTACGTTTCTATATAAAAGTAAACAGTTCTATTATTTCCATTTATAAATCCAATCGTTCCGAACCGGTCTTTTACCTACATCTTTAACTTTTTCTGTTTCACTGGTATTATCTTTAATGTTTTGTGCAATCTTCAAATAGTTAGGTTGTAGTATATGTAATGCTGCAAAACCATAAACCATAGTATCTAAAGCCTCATTACGATTATTAATTTTTACCCAAGCAAACTTCTTTCCGCCTTTTGTATACTTAATAATTCTTTTCTCACTTGTGAGCTGCTTAAAATATTCTTCATCAACATGAGCAGGAAAGTGTATTGTTTCTTCTTCTGCTTTTAATCTTGTAAATATAACCTCTTTAGCTGAATCAGTTCCAACAGCATATAAGATATTTCTATTCTTACCTACATAAGATGGTCTATTAATTATGGGTTGATTAGATAAACTAGAACCTTTAATTGGAAAAACTTTACGATGTATACGTTTAGACGCATAAGCATAAACTTGTTGTGTATGATGTCCACCACTATCAACGCAAGTACATACTACCTTGAGTTTTTTATTATCATCTCTTCTATATATGTGGTTTAAATAGGCATCAAGTTCTAACCATATTGGATTAGATGATGGATCTCCATAAATAACTCTATAATCTATAACCCAACACTCATTATTATCCCCCCAACCTAAAACTTGAGCTTCAAGTCTATCTCCTTGTACGTCAACGCCACAAGTTAAGAGCAAAACATCGTTTGGTATATTTGTAGGATCGTAAGTCTCTCTTTTTTGCATTAACTCATGATGCTCTATACTTTCACCAGGATCATCAAAAGTTCTTCCTAAGGCTGTGTTGACCCAAGTCTTAAGCATTTCAGGTTGTTTTTTAACTTCATAAAAATCTATAGCCATTTCTTTCCAGGTTCTCCATGGACTGTAAAGCTCAGATATGTGAAAGCCTGCTACTTTTTTTGTTGGTTTAGTTGCTATCCATTCACCGTTTAGTAACATCCATTGCTTCTTGTTTTCATCTATAGCAGATTCACAATGAATACAAATATATTGAGCTGTTTCTGGTTTGCTTTTCTCCCATACTATTTGTTCCCAAACTAATCTTTGTTTTTCGTTGCAGTTTGGACAAGGCACATGAAAATAACGTTTATCAGATTCTTCGAAAGCTACATCTATTCTAGACATACCTTTAATAGTGGGTGTAGATGTAATAAATATCTTTCGGTTCCAAAAGGTTGTTGTTCTTTTCATTGCAAGACTAATAGGATCTCCCTCTGCTCCAGCTGAAGCTTCATAACGATCAACCTCATCGCAAAGCAATATTCTTATTGGTCTTGAAGCCAAACCTGACGCAGAATTACTACCAACTATATTAATGTTACCACCAGGAAACTTCTTACTTAAAACAGTATTACCACTATCTTTTGATCGTGGGTCTTTAACTTTCTTCCTTAAGCTGTCACAATCACGAATCATATTAGCTAACCTATCTTTTGACCATGCTTGTGCCATAGCAAGAGTAGGTTGTAAGACTAAGGTGGGAGAAGGATCTTGATCTATGTAGTAACCGACAATATTGTTTAATATTTCAGTAGCACCGACCTGTGCAGACTTCATAAATACAATTGTACTTATTCTATGATCATTAACTGCATCCATAATATCTTTTTGATATGGTGCTCTAGATGTTCTCCATTGGCCGCTCTCTGCAGCAGATTCAGCAGAAAGAATCCTATTCTTGTCAGCCCACTCTGATACTGTTAACTCAGGAGGTGGATTCCAAATCTGGCTGATCGATTGCAGTAGTTTCTCTATATTCTTGTGGTATAGCATCTTGTGCTAGTTCCTCCAATGCTTCATATATACTTTCCTTTATTATTTTTTCTGCTTCTTGAAATTCATCACAAGCTACAACTAAATGAGCAACTTTATTAGGTAGTGTTAACAATCTTGCTCTACAGTTAGCAATATAGTTTAACCAAGTTTCTTCCACCATATCTGTAGGTATAAGTTTTCCTTCTAATACTGCAACATCAAGTTGCGCCTTATCTGCTTGTGCTTTTGTTAACCTAGTTTTTTCTTCTGTTATATCACCGGTGCCATCTTTTAAATGAAATCTACCTCTTTTTTGTAAATGCTCGATATACTGTCTTCTAGCATAATCTATTTCTAAAGGACTAGGTCCAGGTTTTACACTAAATACATCATCTTTTATTAACTTGGCAACGTTTTGCACAGTCATAAATAAATGCTCAGCTACTTCTTTTCTAGTTGCCATTTCTTAAAATTAAACTCAATATATATGACATGCGTCTACTTTTTACGCGCGTGCGAATGACCGCCGCGTAACGCTGTGGTAAGGAACCGCAAATAGGGCTATAGGCGCGCTCTGATGAGTTATTTCTCAACGATTTTTTCTCCTATTAGGCTATAACCCGCGGCATCTTTAAAGCTATCTACATGGCTTGGATTGTTACATGATCTTATGGCTTTAAATGCAATCATCATAGAGACGCATTGATTTGGTGTTACTTGTACACCTAACATTGATGACCATACACCTGATAGCTGTTGCATGAATGACCTTGGATCACCATAATCTTTTGCTCTTTGTTCTAACAACTCTTCTATATTATCTGTCATAATACCTCCTTATATTTAAGTATATCATTGACAGTTATTAGATATACTTCTTTGTTATATATATTACTTGTAATATAATTATTGTCATTGATACATTTGTTAATATTCTTTGGAGTAATCCATATATAAATATCATCAGTATATATACACCAATAGTTTGCTTTAGTTCTTAGTAAGTCTAATTCTTTAATACATACATTGCCTGTATCTTTACATCTTCTGTCATACTTAACCTCGACACTTTTGTGTAATTCTGGAATCCAAATATCATAGTCTGCAAATTGACCAATTATTCTTGTTGATAAAGGGTATTTTTTTTGCAACAAAGATAAAACTTTTTTCTCAGCTTTATAACCTATCTGCAATCTATCTTCAAAAACAATTGGATGGCTCATAAATTATTTACCTAAAACCTTTCTACTAACCTCTATAAACTTTCTTTTCAGTACTCTTTTTGTGTTTATTTCGGCAACTCTAAACCATGGAAATATAACGTCATATTTAGTAAAGTCTTTTAATTTAGCATACAAGCTAAGGGTTTTGTTTTTACCACTACCTTTGTGTACCCATACACCTTTTACATTGTTAATTGTATCTAAAAATCTTTTTCCTTTTACAACACCAGTTCTTCTTCCTGGTATATTACCGTAAGCATTTAAGTCTGTATGACTGGTTGGTACCAAGGTTTTTTCTCTTCTAACTCCACCAAATACTTGTAATGACATAAAACTTACAGCCCAGTCTCTAAAACTTATAATTGCAGTAAAGTCTTTTCTGTTTGCAAACTTTTTCATAAATATGCTATTTACAACTTGTTTTGTTGGTCTATCTAGATATATATGCATAGCTTTCTTTTCTTTTTTTATTATTTCTTTAGCTGTTTCATTAACAGTGTTATATGCTATGTAAGGAAGTTCGTGCCTTTCACTTCTTTTCATATTTTTCTTAAATTCTTTTATGTTACTGTCTATTCTTAATTTCATAATTTTTTAAAGTCTTTAATTGCTGCATCAAAATCAACAAATTTTAATTTCATATCATAAGCATCTTTATCCATAGTTAACAATAACTCTTTAATACAAAAAAACATTGAATTTTTTTCGTTGCCATAATTAGCTACAACATAAGGTAAATCATCTTCATTTTCACATATAATGCATTTAATATCTTCGGTAGGATGTTTTACAACCCATACTTTTGGTGCTAATTGGCTAAACCTGTAAGCTTTAGCTTCTTTTTCTAATGCATCATATGCTCTAATCATCATCTCATATAATCTTATTTTTTCTTTATCACTTACTCTATAAAGCTCATCTTTAAACTTTTCTTCAGCCCTAAAAAACCTTTGTCTTAATTCCACAGATACAAGTGACAATAATCTGGTTTTATTCCAGTTTCTATCAATATGGCTTATTTTTCTATGGTAAGATTGATGAACCTTATCTAAAGGTGTTAACTCTTTATATTTAGCCTCAAGTCTTTTAATTTGCTCTTCTTTGCTTAACATAGTTACATCCTAGGTTACATTTTACTACATTTTAAGTTGTCAATTTGGTTATATAGGTTACATATACCTAAAGGTATATGTATGTAACCTAAAATATAACCTAATTTACATGTATACTTCGTCATTTTATATAACCTAAATATAACCTCATATAACCTAAATATAACCTAAATAATTTCATCGTATTTTTTTGATTGATAGCCATTGCCAGCCTCCCAATGCACTTTTTTCTCCTCTCTTAGGCGCTTTAACCTACCTTTTATAGCATTTTCTTTAACATCAGGCATTGCTCTAACAATATCGCTATGTTTGACCCAAATAGTAACAGGATCTGATTCTGTACCATTAGCTATAGATTGTTGTATTTCTGCTATCTTTTCTTCTACTTCTTTTAAAGCATTGCTATCATCTATTACAATATCTGTACGATCAATTTCAACTAAAACACCACTTGTCATATCATCTTGGCCTGGCAATTCTACTTCTTGAAACTTAAAGTATAAGGGTTTTATGTTTTTACCATCTTTGACAAGTGTTTGTGTAAACTCTAGGCACATATCATCATCATTGTCATCTTTGCGTTTTACAGCATATTCTGCATCAACAGCAGCAGGTAATACAGATGAACCACGAGCTCTTCCTGATGAATTATGACCAGTATGATGTACTAATGCTACACAAGTATGAAAAGTATTCTTTAAATCGTCAACTCTTTCAATAAAAAGATTCATGTCTTCAGTGCTATTCTCATTACCTGCACCAAAATTACGAGCTAAAGTATCTACAAATATCATGCCAATATCACCTATTTCGTCTTGTATTGAATATATATGTTCAATTAGTAATTCATGATCAGTTTTGTCTAAAAATCTAACGCCTCTATCTGATATAAACAAATCAGCGTTTTTAGTATCTTGTTCATAATAATGCTCCCACGCTTTGACACGCCTTGCAATACCTCTTAAACCTTCACCCGCAAGATATACTACAGGAGACTTTGTAGTTGTATGACCATGCCATTCACGGCCTAAAGTTATATTTAATGCCATGTCTACGGCAACAAAAGATTTGCCGCTCTTAGGTGCACCATAGACATCTATAACTGAATCTCTTTCACATACGTTTTCTATGACCCATTCTGGTTTTTTTATGTTTTCTACCAAATCGCGCACACGAATCAACGTCAGTGATGATTTCTTAGTATCACGAGTATACTTATTCACATATTCTAAAAACGTTTGTTTGGTAAAGTCCTGGCGCGTATTAGCATCAAAAAGGTCATCTTTTTCATTAAAATGCTTAGGAATAACAGCAATTTTAACATTTGAGCCATTTTCTGATAAATGTTGACTTAATTCTTTTGCTGCTTTTGCTCCTGCATCGTCATTATCAGGCCATATAATAATTTGTTTACCATAAATAGAGCTCCAATCACAATTAGACCAACCATTAGTTCCACCATGCCAACAACAACTTGTCCCATCATAAAGAGCTTCTGATCCTTTGACTGCTTTTTCACCTTCGTTAATAATAATCGGTTCACTGATATCCCCTTTAGATAAATATATAGGCATTTTGCCTTCAGGCCTTTTGTTATACCATTGACCATCTTTAAATGTAAAAGGTGCATACTTGGCTTTAATCCTATGACTTTCAGGAAACCTCATCACAACAAAAGAATTAGAATACTTGCATATTATTTCAGCTTCTGATGCAAGTGATCTCATTTGCTCTTGTGTAAATGATGTATATGATTTTGGCTTTTCTTGTGGTTTCGTGTGATTTAGTTCAAATTGATTTATCACATCATCAATGTTACTACCAAAATATTCAATTAGCCAAATGACGCCACCGCCTTCGTTTTGTTCAAAACTGTAGAATAACCCCTCTTCTGTATTTAAACACCAACTTCCATGGGTTCCCCATCTAATTTCATTGCTAGTAATTTTAGATGGTTCACCTAGGAAATAATTGCCTATTTGAGGAGCTAAACTTACAAAGTCTAGCTCTCTCATGATTAGAACGGTAGATCGTCTTCAGACTTTGGTGTTAAACCTAACGCTGCATCGACTTTAGCTTCAATATCAACACCAGGATTAGCATCTCTAGTATCAATATTTTGTACTACAAAATCATTAGGTTTATCTGCCCACTTAACAAAAGCAAACTCAGGTATAGATGTACCGCCGATTTTAAACTTTTTGTCTACAGATCCAGTATATTGTAAATGTGGGCACTTATCTGGGTTGTTTTTCATATCATTCCAAAAAGTAGTACACAAAGCATTAAAGCCCTCGCCTTCACCGTAAGATGTCCTACGCCATACTTTTGGACCTTGATTAGGTATATAGATCCAGACGCTAAACGCTCTTCTATGATCAGCTGATGGTTTATCACATACTACGCCTGGCTTTTCATCCCAAACATAATGATATTTACCATCATACATACCCCAGCCTGTTTTAATAGTTGTTGTATCTACTAAAAAGTCCTTAACATCAATAGTATCTGAACCAATCATCCAACTTTTTGTTGTAGCTGAATGCTTAATAAAAATACCATCACCCGTTTCATCATTGCCTTGATTTAGGCCTAAAATATCCATAATTACCTCCTTGTAAAATTGTTAATGGATAGTAGGAGATTTAATATTCTCCCATTTTTCTAAAAGTATATATCTATTTGTAGATACATAATCTTGGAAACTTAATAATTCTTTTTTGTTTTGGAACCTATATTCTAAATCCTCAATATATTCTATTGCACAAAAATCTGCAAAGTTGTCTGGTATTTCTAACTGTTCTATGA